GTCTGTTTTTAAGGTAGCACATTCCGTAGCATCTTGCATCTGCTTTACATGCTTCCCAAAATATAAAGAAGATTCTATTTGCTTCTCTATAATCCGGTGCTCCAACATCAATCTTTGACCACTGGAGGTACATGTAATGAGTACCAGTAATGTAATTAACCACGCCGTTATTGTAAAACCAATAACCATTTTCTCGCCTTTTGAATTCTTCGTCGATATAGTCATACCACTTTTCTTTGAAATCTGATGGATATTCTTCCCAGTCAAACCTACTTTTAATTCTACTTAATTCTTTTGGATATTCTTGCTTTTCCCAGTGTTGTTCAGCTTTTTTTTCGCTTCGTTTAAACGGTTCATCTGCTGCTGGTAAAGCAATCCTGAGATTTTGTATTTCAATGATTTGTCCAATTTTACCTGTTTTACTTATTACTATAAAATCATAATCAGAGTTGTAGCCATACTCCCATTTTTTAAATCTATTGTTTTTAGCTAATACTTTAGGATTTACAACGTCCTTAATTTCTTTCCAAAGAGTTTGCTGATAGCTCATTTGCTTCTCCCTTCTGCAAAACCTTTAAAATTTTTTTCTATTTTTTTTTCTTTTGGTTTTTCACTAAGCATTTCTTCTTCTTCATTTATCTTAGTTAATATTTCAAAAGCATCCATTATAGCTAGTTTTTTAGTAGCGGCAGCATTTTTTAATCTATCAGCGCTTACATCGTCGTCTGAGTCTACGATCTTTTCTTTTGCTACCTTAATTAACTCCTCAATTGCTTTTTGCCCAGCTTGGATTATTTTCTTTTTCGTTTCCTTGGTATTCATGCGTTAAAGCTATATCATTTGATTTCATACAATAAAGTCGTTCACCTTCAATAATAAACTCAAACTCTGAGTTAGGTGTAAACGTAATAAGTGTGCCAGGTGTTATTCCTACGGCTTCTAAGGCGTTGTTAGTATACTTTATTATACCAACATTAGGTTGTTCTTTTCTGTTGTGTAGTTTGTCATTATTTAACAATGGCTTTACAAAACAATAGTTTAAATGACATTTTAAATTATACATATATATTTGTTCAGGATAAACAAAATATAAATCATCTTTAAAATAAGTAGAGCTATTTTTTTCTCTACCTTTCATATCATAAAATCTTCTAAACACGTTGTGATGAACATATAAAATATCATCTTTTTTGATGCTAGTAGTATAAGCTGCAGGTGTCGAAACAACTACAGCTTTTTTACTAACAAATTCGTGCTTTTCAATACTAGTGTTGACTATTAAAGTAGAGTCACCAACTTTAGTAGTGTTGTTGTACCTTTTACTTAAAGGCTTAACAACAAAGCTATATAAGCTTTTCATTAGTATTTTAAATCGAACTCCACAGATATTGCCATATTACTATTAAACTTTTTCCAAGGTAAGACTTCATTATTTTTAGTTATAAAAATGTTGTATGATTGATCTTGATCTTGAAATAGAATATCGGTTATATTGTGTCCACCATAAACTTCTTGACCAACTGAATAATGCATAGCATCATTCTTATAATCAGAACCAATACTTATTTTTCTGATTATCTTAGTCATTATAATTTATTTTGATCGTTTTCTTGTCTAGTAATATCACCTGTTTCTAAATTAATATTTACAGATCCATATTTCTTTTCTAACTTAGCTTTTATTGCTTCTACTTTACTATAGTTATCATGCATTGCTTTCATTATCATAGATTTTCTATATTCTAACGCGCCAATGCTTGACATTGTTCCATCAAATGCTTCCTGAGCTTCTTTAATGTTTTTTAACTCAGTTTTACTTACTTTATTACTTGCTACTTTTGCCATTTTATTTAATTTAATTTAATTGTTGTTTTTTTTGTTTGTTTTAGAAAATAGCGACTATATCGTCACCACTAGTTAACTCGGTAGCTAAAACAGGTGCTTTATGACCTACTACTGTACCGGGTTGAACATTTTTAAATGTAACACTTCTGCCAGATTCTGTAATTAAACCTACATCTTGAGCTGTAGCTTTACCACTATATAAAACTACTCCTCTATGAAGAGGCATATTTATTAATGATAATGAATCTGCAGATATTGTTATTTTTAATCCGCTTCCTGGAATTGCTCCAGTTAATGTTAATTCTTGACCTGCTATAATTCCAGATCCTTTAGTTACTATAGTTAAACCTGTAACAGCGCCACCGCTTTGTGAAGTTATATTAGCTTCAATACCAGTAGCTGCGTCAGTTACAGTATCGCCAATACTATCACTAGTATAGCCTGTTCCACCAGCTGATATTGTGAAATTCCAATACGGAGTTTGCGCTATAGCGTCATGACCAAAAACTCTTGGCTCGGCCATCATGTTACCTTCAACACCGTCTAGTTCGTTCCATTCGTTAAATTGTGCCATTTTTATTTATTTATTTTTGTTATTTTTTCAGCACCACGACTTCCGAAGTATGCTACATAAACTGTTACCAGTAATGTTTTTAATAGATTTATCCAAGCGTTGTCAACTTGAAATTGTAAGTGAAAAGAATCTACAGCCATCATAAATACTGCAGATGCTGTTAAAAATATTAAAGCTAGAGGTCTAGTGTTTTTACTAAGCCATGAATCTGACTTCATATCAGATCTCCACCTGCTAGACACCTCTTTGATTTCAGCTATATCTTGCTCAATAAGCTTCATAGCTTGCTCTTTGTCAACGGCCTTAATCTTATTATCACTTGATATAATATTTTTTACTACACCAAGAGTTCCTTGGTTAGGTAATATATCTCCTATAGCATTTAAAACTTTAGGAGCTTTACTAGCCAGAAAAGCCCCTACTTTAGTTTCTTTAAATGTTTTTTTATCTTCCATTATAGATTAGCTGATAAAGTTCTAGTACCTGGCCCAGCTTTTTTTTGGTTTTTTTCTTGAAGTGCTTTCATGTCTCTTATTTCTTGTTCATCAAACTGAGAATTATTTTCTATAAAGTTGTTATTAAGATTTTGAGGTCTTTTTATTCCCGTGTTTGTTTCAGTTTGTTGCACTTGCATGTCTGCCTTACCTTGAGCAACTTGGTTTTGGTAATTATCAGTTCCTCTAGAGTCACCGCCTTCTCTTTCCCAAAAAGGTTTATAGCCTTCAGGAACTTGATAATTTAACAATGAATCATAGTACTCTTTTGCAGTCATACCATCATGCTCTTTTGATTTGTTTGCACTTTTATATCTAGCTTCCATCATTGCTCTAGATTTAGGAGTATAATTTTGAACTTGTTTTTGAAAACGCAACTTTCTATCTATCTCTTCGTCTTCAGCTGTTCCTCCATAATTGTCTGGATTTAGGTTAAAGAATTGTGCATTAGCAGCGTTAAGAGGAAGTACGCTTTGACCTTCTGCAACTTTAGTTTGTGCTAATAATTCTCCACCCCACATCTTGTCTTTACCTATTCTAGGCTGTTTTAAGGTGTAATTTTTAAGATAACTTAAATCAGGCTTTTTTGTTTCAGGCTCGGTTTTGTCTGCCTCGAAAGTTGAAGTTGTTTCACTAGACATTCTTTCTCTTTTAGCTCTCGCTACATAATCTTCAAAAGATTCGTCTGCTTTTCTATAACCCATCTTTAAAGCATCATCATAAGCTTGTTTCCAGCTTTTTTCACCTTTACCTATTTGTTCGTAATTAATTTTTTCATCGGTAAAAGTTCCTGACACACCGTCTTGTTCACCTTTTCTTTGTGATGACGATCTACCTATTTCTTTTTTGTCGCTTTTTTCAAGATTTTCATTAGCTCTATCACCAGCTATAACTTTAGCTTCTTTTTCACTTGAAGCAGGTTTTTCTTTATCTTCTCCTTCTTTATTAAAGGCCATAGTGTTACCGTTTGAAGTAAAGGGAGAATTATTCATAAACCCCCTTGACTTTAATGGATTAACACGTGGAGAACCTAGTTTAAATTTTCCCATGTTTATGATTTAAAATGTTTAGAAAGTATAGATCCACCTTTTTTCTTGCTCATGTAGTCAGCTTTTGAAGCAGACTGATCTCCATGAGATGATCCGGTTTTACCATGGTAACCTTTATCAGTACCTTTGTAATTTGCATAATCAGCACGAGACGCAGACTGATCA